CCCAATACTTATATTACTTTCCCCAGAAATGTTATTATACAGCGACTCATTCCCGATACTTATATTATTTTCCCCAGAAATGTTATTATACAGCGACTCATTCCCAATACTTATATTATTTTCCCCAGAAATGTTATTATAAAGCGACTCATGCCCAATACTCATATTATTTTCCCCAGAAACGTTATTCCACTGCGACCCATTCCCAATACTTATATTACTTTCCCCAGAAATGTTATTATAAAGCGACTCATGCCCAATACTTATATTATTTTCCCCAGAAATGTTATTATAAAGCGACTCATGCCCAATACTCATATTATTTTCCCCAGAAATGTTATTATAAAGCGACTCATGCCCAATACTTATATTCTCATTTCCCTTTGTATTTGATTTTAAAGAATCCGTTCCAATTCCAATATTATTTATACCTGTCGGTAAATGTTCTGTTTCTACACTAATAGAATTTTCAGATGATTTGAAAATTCTTGAATCTAATTCACCCGCATTAGTCGCAATACCGGCAGTATTAGTCGCAATACCGACACTTAAATTATTCTGAACACTTTCAATATTAGATTCTAAATTATTCTGAACACTTTCAATATTAGATTCTAAATTATTCTGAACAGCTGTTAAATTTATACTAACGTTTTCGCAACACATATATATATATATAATATTTGTTCTGAATTTAATTACATCTTGTTCCACAACACCAATTTTCAATTATACTCATAGAATATTTAATAATACCAGCCGGTATAGGTATTCCCCGATTAGTACAAGTTAAACTAAATTTATTACATTTACTTAAACAATTTACAATTTGTGTATTACAGCTTAATTGTAATGATTTATTTTGCCCGCAACAATTATCGTGTTTTTTACAACAATAATCTGAACACGAATATTCATTATTGTTAAATTCAGGATGTGTAGATTCAGGATGTGTAGATTCAGGATGTGTAGATTCAGGATGTGTAGATTCAGGATGTGTAGATTCAGGATGTGTAGATTCAGGATGTGTAGATTCAGGAGGTGCCGATTCGTCGCATAATCCTTCGTCTAACCATTTTCCGTTACACCATCCTGGACCACAGTAATTCCCACATACACGAAATGAATAATAATCTAATGGATTTGATACTTTTAAAAAACAAATTAATAATATAAATATATTCATTAAAATATTATTAATTTGTGTTTTAAGTAAATGAAAAAAATAAGTAAATGAAAAAATAAGTAAATGAAAAAAAGTAGTAATTAATAAGATTTTAAATTATATTTTATATATTCTTTCATTCTATATTTATTATCAATATTTAATTCAGATTTCCAATTATGTAATTTTATTATTTTAATATTTTTATTATTCTTTTTAATATGTGCAATTCGGGGAGTATAATATGGAAATGTGCATTTAAAACATCTCCAATATAAAATATTTGATTTTATCCAATTCGGAATTATTTGTTGTAAATATTCAATATTTATAAAATCATTTGTTATTTTATAAATTGTACCATATCTTTTTTTGTTATTAAATATTATTAATACTCTATCACCAACAATTTTATCATTTAATAATCTATTTTTTCTAAATATTTCTTGAATTATTAAAGTTGCTAAATGTTTATTAATTATATTTAATATATCTTGTGGTAAAGTATAAAAATAATTATCCATTGTTATTAATTACGAACTATTTTTAAATTATTGTTTATCTTTTTACACCGAATTTTTATTTCTTAACTCAATTTATTAACATAGTCATATTTTCCACCAGAAGCCTTATATTCTTTTACAAGTCTTCCAGAATCATATGCACCCCATCGTCTATTTTTTCTTTTCACACTTGCATTAATTTTATTTTTTATTTTAGAATATAATGTTTTATTAATAACATTTTCTGGTACTTTACTTTTTCCAAATTTATTTTCGTACTTTATTTCTAATTTATCAAATAGTAATTTAATATAATATTTACTAACTATATAATTCGCTTTTTCTTCGGGCAACCATTGTCCAGCGTCCTGGGCAAGGCTTATTCCATTTATTATGTTTCTAATAAAATTTTGCCACATCTCGACTTTTAAGTCGGACTTATTTAATGTAAAATATGCATCGCGAAGTAAATCTACGGTAGTTTCATCATTTATATTATATTCATATTCATCATCTTCTAATTCAGAAATATTCAATTTTAACATTCTTTTTCTAATTTTCAATTTTGGTATTTTATCTAATAAATGTTTTTGTATAATCATAGCCTGTAATTGTTCATTTATTAAATTACGTATATCTTTCGGGATATTAACAGTCTTGTATTCTTCTAATATATCTACACTATTCATTTTTTTTACACCAAATTTAGTTAATGAACTTCCTTTAATATCTTTTGGAAATTTACCCGTTTTATTATATTTATTTAATCTTCGTTTATAATCAATTAAACTTGCTTTATAAGTTGGTTTATTCCAAAGAATATACATAGATAAATATCCTGCTCTGGTTGGATCATTCGTTTTAAGGTCTTTTTTGTGTCTATTTATATATCTATTCCGTCTTTCGGAATCTTTATGAATTGTGTAATCTGACATACCCATCGCACCAAATTTACGTATAATAGACTTATCCCCCTTTTTAAATTTCGCAACATATTTTTTTATTCCCTTTTTCAATTTTGTAATACTTATAAGTTTAATTTTGATCATTATTAATAATAAATATTATTTAATTAATAATTTCATATTCAAGAATTAATTCCTCATTTATAAGTATATCAATTAATTTATTTACACTCAAACTTATTTCTTCGGAGTCTAATTCTAATTGCGTATTCGTTTCACATTCTTCCATTTCTTGTAAGTCCGTAGATTCTTGTAATTCTTGCAATTCTTGCAATTCTTGCAATTCTTGTACTTCTTGTAATTCTTGTACTTCTTGTAATTCTTGCAATTCTTGTACTTCTTGTAATTCTTGTACTTCTTGTACTTCTTGTACTTCTTGTAATTCTTGTACTTTTTGTACTTCTTGTAAGTTAGTCGATTCTAAAATTTCAAGAATTACAGAATCATGAATAATTAAATTTTCACATTCTTCTGATTCTTGTAATTCTTGAAATTCTTGTAATTGTTTAGTATAATAATGTTTAGTATAATAATGTTTAGTATAATTAATTAAATTCAGTAAGAATACTGATATAATACAATAAATTGGTATAGATAAATTCATTTATTATTATTAAGTAATAATTTATTTCTAGATTCTTGAATTATATTTTTTGATTGTTGTAATTCATGTATATATTTATTTTGATTCTCAATATATTCTTTTTCTATTTTATTTAGTTCAATTTTATTATTTCTTAACTCAATTAATTCATTTAATTTTAAATTAAGTTTATCCTGTGATTTTAATTCATTAACAGAGTCGACGCCAGAGTCGTCGCCAGAGTCGTCGTTGTCAGTATAATGACTTATTGACTCTTGTTCATATTTTATATCAGTATAATATTCCCCGGTATAATCAGAAACATAATTTACACCAAATTCATATTTATTATTTAAGTAATCTCGTTGTTTTATGGTTATTTTTGAATCATCAATTCTTTTTTCTTTTTCTGGTAATTTATAATAAATGGAAAATGGTTCATCTTCGCATTGTTTAGAATGATTTTCTTCAAATTTTTTATTAAAAGATTCTAAGTTTTTTATATCATTATTGAATTTAATATTAAGATCATCGGAATAAGTAATTTCATGTTTTGGTGCATCAATTTCATTAATATTCAATTTTTGTTTAATATTTGAATACGCTTTTTGTATAATTTTAAATGAAACAATTTTATCTTCTTTGCTCAATTGATTAAAATGTGAATCTGGATGATAAATTTTAGAAAGTTCGTAATATGCATTTTTAGCTGTTCTAAAATCGTCATCACTTTTTATTCCAAGTATGTCATAATCAGATAAGTCCATTTAAATTATATTATTTATTTAATTTATTTAATTTCCGAATACATTTTCTAATGAATAAATAACATATAAAAAATTATCACTACTTTTTTTTTTATTATATATATTTAATATTTGTTCACCTGGGGAAAGAACCATATTGTCTTCTGTAAAAAAAAATAATGCCTGTTCTTTATTTATATCTAATTTTTTTCTAATTATTTCAAAAAAATGACCAAATGTTAGATTATTTGGTATTATATATTTATGTTTTTTTAATTTTTTAACATCATCATATTTACAATCTATTATAATAGGTATAGATTTCGGATATCTTGAAAATATAGCATCAGATTCTTTTTTTCTTTGATTATAATCTATATTTTTAAAATTGTTCATTTATATAATGAAAAAAGTTTTTTTAATTTCAGTTATTATCCTAATAATTATTATATTAATTACTAAAATTTTTAAGAAAGAATCTTTTCCAAATAAAGAAGGAAAAATAGTTAATTGTAATAATAAAAATGCGATAAAACATATATGTTCTAATCAAAATAGTCCATATATTTATTGTAATAAAACATTTACAACTCCATTAAGTCAAGGTGGGTTTGGTTGGGATATTCCAAAGAGTATAAAAAATGATAACTGGAAAAGTTTTTTCTATAAGAATAATGGATATAGTTCAATAAATGCTTTTTTAGTATCAAAAACCCCAGTATCTTATTTTAACAGACTTTTTAAAAATGAGTGTAAAATCAAATGTTATTTAGCACAGATATATTTAAGTGCTCTTCCAGAAAATATAGTATTAAATGATCAAACTTTACCAGTATTTCATTCACTTATCATTTTTACAAAAGACTCAGAAACATTCAATCCAAAAGATGTTATTTGTTCATTGGAATTATGGGCAAATGAAACAACAATTGGAAGTTTTATTCCAACAGTAGATTCAAATGGAGTTAATACTTTGACTGATAAATTTGATATAGTTATGCAAGCTTCACAGGCTTTTGGTTGTTCCCCAGAAGATTATTGGAAGGGTGTTTTCGATCGTCACTTTTATTTAGGTACAACTACACCTGATATATTAGAAAATTTATATATTTCGTCATCAAAATATAAAAGTGATACTTATATAATGACAAGTTTAATTAAAGGCGCAGAATGTTCTTCTATTAATAATTATAATAACAGTACAAGTAATAACAGCAAAAGTAATAACAACAAAAGTAATAACAGTGTTGATTATATTCCTTCCGTAACATGCGACCGATATTGTATAGAAGTTATTAAATATTTATGTGAAAATGACCCATGTAATTTCAAATTAAGCGTGTTTGACAATTTGAATTTTAATGACTTGCAGATTATTTATAAAAATATTAAGATACTTGATCACAATGAAATAATAGACTCAAAAGAAATTATAAATGAATATACTAATAAATTAAACAACCTCTTTGAAACTACTGAAACTACTGAAACTACTGAAACTACTGAAACTACTGAAAATAATACATATACAATGAATTATAGTAAACTAATAAATGATTTATTTAGAAAGTATTTTAAATATTTTTTTCATATTATTTTTAACAATTCTAATATAATGTACACCCTAGTCAGTATAGATAATAATATTAGAATTGCAAAAGTTGAAATAGAAAAACCTTTTTTACAAATTATATATGGTCCTTGTCCAGGATTATTATTAAAATAAATTATTATTAAAATAAATTATTATTAAAATAAATTATATTATATAAGAATGAATACGAAGACCAAATTTGTTTTAAGTGTCGGTGGAATAATTATAATTGGACTAGTAGCAACTATAATTGTTTTAAGTCTGGATAGAAAGCCCCCGGTATGTCCGTTACCATCACCATCACCACCATGTCCGTTCGTGGTGGCACCACCACCACCTCCGACCGCGCCTGGTTGTTGGATAGATTTAAAAGGTAAACAATGTATGCAACCGAGAAAAGCGGGTCCTTTGCGCCCGCTAGTCAATGGGAGGTGGTACCGCGATACTTATATGGACATCAATGATATACATAACCCTTGTACTAAAAAAACAGTTACAAGTAATACAGAAGATGCATGTATAGCACGTGCAGCCACCGCTTTTAATGGAGGACCGGCACCGAATGGGTATTGTATTAACTTAGAAAAAAGTTTCCGCCCGGATATGCTGTGGAATGGACCTGTTATTCCACCTCCCTAAAAATTCAGACGATTGTACACCTTAATTATTATTATCTCATTGAGGCCGGATGCGAAATAACTCATCTGGGTCTGGACTCGGAATATTTTTTAATAAATCGGATAAACACATATTAAAAATCATGATATCTATTTCTGGTACCAACCTAAACCAAAAACTAAAAGCATCTTTCCAAGTTTGTATAAATATCTTTGAACATACATTAAATGGTGCAATAACATATGAATTATTCAACACAACTAAACTATGCATGGGCATACGCATTGGTTTATAATATATATAAATATATTGTGGTGTAAAATCGGTTTTCCAGTCATTCGGGGTGCTATCCTCAGTCACTTGTAGTTTTTTATATTGAAGTGTTTTTTCCGGGTTAATAGATGTTATATTATTCGCAAATGAATGACAATTAATACAAGCCATAGGATTTCTATTGAATGCAATAGTATTATTTTTTTCAATAGAAAAGTTAGTTAATGCCCTATTTAATTTAGGATAGTTTAGAATCTTATACTCCCCGACGTTGTCTTGTATATCTAATATGTCTATTTTTATTTGTTCACTCATATAAATATATGATTTGTTATAGGTAATAGGACCTTTAATCGGATTATTACATTCTTGATTGACTTGGCGATCTGGTCCTTCTATTTTCTCAACCGTATCATTAGATATTACTAAGTACCCCATAATAATACCACTATGGACCATTCCAAATTTACTTTTACTTTTACGTTTAATCGCTGTCTTCACGTCTTTTATTGTTACAAATCCCGTTTTTGAAGGAATGTCTCTTAAACTTAATTTATGGTTACGTGCGAGTAATTTAGCTGTATTAGAATTATATTGTTTCATCTTATTACTATTTTTATTTTTTTTAATTATTTTATTAAATAAATGAATTTGTTAGAAATCATCCAGAATATCAGTATTGTTTAATCCGGTATTTATCTGTTCAGCTCTATTATACTCTGTTACTCTTTGCTCAAAAAAATTTGTTTTGCCTTCTAAACTAATAGTATCCATAAATGAAAAAGGGCATTTTGTATAGTATAATTTTGAATACTCTAATTGATTAAGAAGTCTATCACTTACAAATTGTATATACTGAATCATTTTCTCTTTATTCATTCCAAGAAGATTACATTTAAGACTATCATTAATAAATCGTATTTCAATATCAATTGCCTCTCTAAATAATGAATGAACTTCTTCCTCAGAAAGTCTATTAATGATATATGAATATAATAATATGGAAAAATCTACATGTAAAGATTCATCACGAGCAATTAATTCATTACTTTTAGCAAGAGCTTTTGTCATAAGACCTTTATTATTCTTTAACCAAAAAATAGCACAAAAACTTCCAGCAAAGAATATTCCTTCTACAATAGCAAACGCAATTAGTCTTTTAGATAATGGAATACTATTATTTAACCACTTCTCAGCCCAACGAGCTTTTTCTTGTACAGCGGGTAATTGCTCTATCGCATTTAATAATTGATGTTTTCGTTTTTCATCTTTTACGTATGTTTCAATCATAAGAGAATAACATTCTGAATGAACATTTTCCATCATTGCTTGAAATCCATAACATGTTCTAATTTCAGGTACTTGTATTTCTTTTGCGAAATTACAATTAATATTCTCAAAAATAATACCATCAGAACCAGCAAAAAATGCTAAAATATTTTCAATAAACTCTCTTTCTGAGTCATTTAATTTATTGAAATCTGAAATATCCGCAGAGAAATCTATTTCTTCCGCAGTCCAAAATGCCTGCTCTTGTTTTTTATACATCTCCCAAACCCGTGTGTATTCAATTGGAAATAATACATATTTTCTTGAAGATTTTTTTGTGAGTGGCTCTTCCATTATTTATAATAATATAATTTTATTCTTTTAAATTAAAATATTTTAATTAAATTAAACAGAAATAAATTATATTATAATTATAAATGAATAAAATTATATTGTTAAAACTATTGATATTAATGATTTTAACAATAAGTGTTGTTTCAAGTATTATATCATTAACAAGTCCGAGCCCGAGTCACAGTCCGAGTCACAGCCCGAGTCCAAGTCCGAGTCCGCCAAGTCCGAGTCCGAGTCCGAGTCCAAGTCCGAGTCCGAGTCCGAGTCCAAGTCCGTCAGGTCCAAGTCCCACGCCACCAAGTCCGCCAGGTCCAAGTCCAAGTCCAAGTCCAAGTCCAAGTCCGAGTCCG